TAGTGCCTTTGGCTTGCTCGATCAACGATTCAAGGTTTGGCGGTTGATAGCCGTTATCTAGCGCCTTCTCAGCGTCTTTAATGTGCGTTGCAAGGATCTTTTCCTTTGCAATTAATTCTGCCTTTATAATTGCCTTTTCTCTGTTCTTTTCGGCTTGTAGCGCATTAATCCTTGCTTGTACTTTTTGCACCACTGTATCTTTAGTGCCTGGTAATAGATCTTTATTCTTACTCTTTTTAAATTCATTAAGCTTAGATCTTGCCGCAGTTATTTCACCAGCATCAATCAGGTCATCAAAAGATCCGATTACAAGTTGTGCGTCAATCTTTTCATCTAATGCTTCGAGTTGTAAAGCTACTTTAGTCTGGTCTAAAACATTGTCATTAACACCCTCTTGATAAATAGCAGCTAATTGCGCTCTTTTCTTTTCAAGCATGTCTAAGTCGTTCTCTCTTGCAGCAATCAAAATATCTTCTTGCATACCAGTGGCAGCAGTCGTTATCGTTGCTAGATTTTCATCTAATTCTTTTTTGTAAACATTATCTTGAATACCACTTCTAGCTCTTGAAACGTAGTCGTTAATCTCATTTTCTGCGTGTGGGCGTAGTTGCGGATCGATCTCAGTTAATAGACCTTTGCGCATACCTTCAACTTGCGCATCAAAACCTTCTATGTCAAATGGATTTGTTCTTGCAAAGTTTGCTACATCAGATCTAACATCAATTTGAATCTGAGCAGCATGTGCCATGAGTGCGCCTTTGTTAAACGCTCGACCTCTGATAGTGTCACCCTCATGAAAGGCAACACCACTGCTCTTACCAGAAGCAGCCGTTTGTCCAGATAACTCACCTTCTCTTGCAGCATCACGATCTGCTATCTGACCTTGCTGATTTGAAAATGATTGCAATCTGTCGGCTAACGATTGAAAGCCTTGAGCCTGCTCATTACCCATCGCTGTTGGTTGTATTTGTACTGATCTTTGGTATCTTTGAAACTCAGCCATTACTATCCCCTCTCTGCTCTGCTAGCGCCATAACTTAACAAGCTTGAACCAGCACTTAGATAGCCAGATTGTTGAGCATACTTACCTGACGTTAATAGTGAGCTTTGCTGCATGCCTAAGTTAGCTGCTGCCATTGACTGATCGAAATCAAAGCTTGCAAAGTCATTCTTCATCATTGCTGCTGGTGATCCTTCATACGCGCTAACACCAGTGGCGCCACGATAAGCATTTTGTGAAGCAAGGGATGCAACTAAACGCTGACGTCTTTGCACCTCTCTGTCTTTAGCGGCAAACTCTGTGTTTCTTGCTTGCATTTTATAATTGACTTTTTGTGCGTTTCCAGCTGCAACACTTGCTACCATCGAACCAGCCGTTGAAATACCTTGCCATGCGCCAGCCGACACTCCTAAAAACCCACCAGTGGCTACCGGCGCTGCGATTGCTTGTATTGCTGCTACCGATCCAAATGCTGGTGCTGCTGCTGCTGGCGCAGCCAGCATTGCGATAAATTGACCCATTATGCTTCTACCTCCACTCCAAGACCTAATATTGTCATCGGGCCTGGATCTACTTGTGTTATTGTTACTTGCGCTAAATCTGTCCAACCTAATAAGTGCATCTCTTTAATCCCTGTAAATGGCGTTACATTGCTACCTAGTTCCATACCAAACGATCTATCGACCAGATACTGACCATTAACCGAAACCCCAAGCGATTCATACAAATTAGCAATAACACGTACGACTCGTTTCTTTCTGGTTAATGTCGGGCCGTCCTGGAAGTCTTGATTAACCGGCATGGTTTTTATTGTTGCGTCATAGTTAAGGCCGACTTCAACCTCAAGCGATGCTCTTGCTAGAGTAATTGAACCAGAAGCCGGTATATGATTTGCCATGACCGATCCGTCAGCGCGTACTCGACACGTTTCTCCGTCTAAATGATCAAGGCCAGTGACGGTTGCAGAAGCCGGACTTATTGATATTGTTGCACATGCGTCTGTGTAAGTGTCTGGATCTAATCGCTCTAAATATCGTTTCACCACACCATTGATTGTTCTTTTAACTAAGAAGTAAACCTCTTCAACAACGACAGCGACTGCTTCTACTGATCCGTTAGTCGTCCATTGTGTCCATCCACCAACCTCTTGCGCTCTTAGTGAGTTGAATACGGCCACTGTACCGTCTGAATTTACGAAATAAACGTAGTTAGCATCTGTCTTGCCAGTACCCCTAAGTGCAGCCATATCAACCGGTGAATCAAGCAAATGCGAAGCCAGTAATGAAACGGTGCCAGCCGTGTATGCGTCCTCAGTATAGGCAAACAAAAATTCACGAACCGATTTACCAGTACGATCAACAAACAAAGTCGCACCATCGATTGATTTTGGTGGAATGCTGCTTGATCCGAATAGCGTATGACGTCTTACCGCACTCTTAGCTGGTGTAATCGGAATATCATTAATAGAAAATTCACCACCAGTTGTAAAGATCTGTAAGTGACGGCCAGCATAAACAGCAGTAATTGCATTCACCTGGTCTGTGTCTAGCGTTAAACTAATCCCTTCATCGTCTAATGAATCACCAAAATCAAAGTTAAAGAAGTCGTTAGTCTTAGATCCCCATAATGTTTGAGGGCGTGAATTAGAGCCACCCATCCACATACGACCCTGGTAGAAGGTAATACTCTTCGGCCAACCCCTAATCGAACTCCAAACTTTTTCTTCTAATACGCACTTTTCACCGTCAAAAGTCGGGTTTGTTGTATCGCTATCATCGTTTTTAAATACTCGAATCAGATCGCCTATAAATTCCGTGTTGGAAGTAATAGACGTTATTCTCACTTTGCCGCTATCAGCATCAAAAATACCACCAACAAATTCACTACCCAAAGTTAAAGCGTCGTGCGTAACCTTTACCTCTCTATCGATCTTATTCCATTCAGTGTAATCGGTTTCAGTGCCGTTATCTTCCGGCGAAAACGAAATTTCATCATAGTTTTGTAGAAAGTCATACGTCGGATATTCTTTAAAGGTAATATCAGAAATCGTCCAAAGATCGTGACTCGCACCACGAACCAGTTTTGCTGGCTGGTGATCCTTATGCACGATAATCATGGTGTCGGCTGATTGAGTCCACTGTAATTCAAACAGCTCTGTTGTGGTATAGGTTGTTGTTACATTTGCTTGCCAAACATCGTCTTTATAGATCGCAATGTTGTTGTTTGTAAATACAATTAAGTAAGTCTGTTCTACATTAAAAGCGAATGCCGCTAGTCTTGAAGGCGCACCAATATCAGCAACATACTTCATGCCTGGACGACGTTTCATGCCACCCTGAGGGAGTGATTGCACATTAACTGCTTCAGCAGCACCTTGATAAAAGTGTTTTAAATCTGTACGCGCCGCTAAACGTGGATCAAGTGTTCCACTATTAAAACTGGTTTGTAATGTAATGACTCTTGGCATTAGTAACGCACATCCACTAATGGCGAGTCAATGATCGCATCGGTTGGACGTGCTTGTGAATCTGTAAATCTTGACCTTCTCAACTGCCCTTCTGCCATCTTGCGATATTCTTCCGCTTTGGTAGAGTTGTCGGTTACTGGGATTGCAAAAATAGAGGCTAAGTTAAATTCAAGAAGCCGTTGAAAATACCCTGGCAATATAGTCTCGGACGGTTTGAATATGTAATCAAGATCTATTTCGTTTGCGTTTGAGTATAGTTTATCCTCATAGATTTCATAATCTACTCTTGGATGAACGCCTATCGCGACAATATAGCCGGAAGGAAGTTGGAAAGCATACGACCACTCGTTTTGTGGTGTTGCTGTTAATTTGCTGAGTGCTGCTTTAGCAGAAGCGAAACGCCATCTATGCTGTGAAAGTAAACTCTCGTAGGTTGTAGAATAAAGAGCAGAAGCTGTGTTTGCACCAGCACCGCCATCGGTAAAACTCGCTATAGGCCCATGTCCGACCATAATTAATGCATTACTGCAAATTTCAATGTCTGTTGCCATATCTTTACCTTAATAAAAAATGGCAGCTAACCTAGTTACAAGTCGCTGCCACCTTAGTTTCAACTTTGTTTTAGATCTCCTAGTTGTTGAAAAATCTAGGGTTAAGTAAACTCAACGATACCCGTTGCATCACGTGCTACTGCGCCAGCTTTCATTAAGCCGTTACATAGCCATGAAGTCTTTTGCGGTACCCAGTCAACTTTAGCCGAGACTTCCATACCAACTGCAACACCAACTGCTGAATCGTGCCAAGCATAACCGCTAGGAGTCAAGCCACCTTCTACACGTGTCTCAATAACATGGAAGTTGAATCCCATAAATGTATTAAGATCACCAGAGACTAGCGCTTTAACATTATTGAAATCTGAGCTAGTAACTGAAGTGTTACCTAACAAACCAGAAAGACCTGCTGCTGTTAATGCAATGTGTCGACCAGCAGAAGGAACGCCGTTATCGTTTAGTGCTTCAGAAGCGTCAATCAAAGTAGAAAGTGTTATGCCACCTGCTACTACGTTTGTTGATGAAGCTGCATCTAATGCGTCAATAATCAATTGATCATAACGACGACCAAGAGCGCCTGCGATTGTGCCTTGTAACTCTGACTTCTCATCGAAGTTGACTTCTTTAGAATCAAAGATGTCGGTGTACTCTGGCGCGTTCCAGTTAGCCAACGTACAGCTAATTAACCCGTGTGTTACACCCATTGGCGTTACATCAGCAGAAGAAGCCTTCTGATTTGCTAGGCCTTTACCCATTTTTCTAAATTTGTAAATATCACCAACAACGCCATTTCTTACTGTTGTGGTACCACGTAAAACGCCACTTGTTTGGAATGCGTGTTTTACTTCTGAATCGAATTGCTGCTGTGCGGCAGCGCTTAAACCTGCAGACATAATAGTCTCCTTATATAATTAAATTTTCATACCTTTTTTTCGGGTATCTGCTTTGCAGGCCGATAGTCCTAGCTGGTATGGGCCTTTAATCAAGGGTGTCCACTATGCTGGGTTTGATCTTTATTTTAGCACAAAGATAAGTTTATTATCAATGTATTGTATTTTGCTTATATATCGTCGTCTGCGAGCAGTGAAATCGCTTCACAAAGCTCGTCTCTAATCGTGTCGTAATGTTCTGTGTTTACTATTGCAACAACCTCTAGCCATAGCTTCTGGTTCTCTGCTGAGTTGCGACGACCACTAACATCTAAAAAAGTATCGTAATCACAAACGAACGCGATTGTCCGCATTTCTGGCTTTGCTGTCATTCTTCTCCCCCTTGGAGATTAACTCATCGCACATTTCTATTAATGAATCACATAAAGCGTCTTTTACGCCTTGATCCTTAACCTTTCTAAGCCGCTTAATTAACGGCTTTAAACTTTTATTAATCATTTCTACACTCACATTGTGGCTGCACCATCTGCATAGGCATCTGCATCATTTGGCCAGGCATACTCATAAACTCATTAAAAAACGCATAACCTGCCGTCGCAATCAACATGCCTACAAAAAAAATTACAACACATTTCTTTTTCATTTCATAACCTTCATTATGTGGTGAACATAGCGCCATGCTGGTCTACCTTCTATTCCAAAATTAACCATTAACGGCCTTTTGCTAACTGACTTCCAAAATAGAAAGAGATAATTAACTCCGCAAACGCATAGATCTCTGTCATTTTTACTATTCCAGTGACCATTTCATACTCAACCTTATCTGGTGTTATCTCAAAACCTAGAAATGAGAAGCCTTTTTCAACTATCGGCACGGCTGTTGGTATATCTAACAATGCTGGAGCAACACTAATAAATACTAACAATGATAGAATCACTAGAATAATGATCCGTCTGTTCAAAG